GAGACGGGCGGGGCGGGGCGAAGCTGTAGTACTGTCTCCTTCCCTGATACTACATCAGAATATGCAAAGGAAGGAACCCTCGCACATGAACTATGTGAATTGAAACTTAAGAAATACACTACGGTAATGGCCAAAGGGACCTACACCAGGGCCTATAACAAAATCAAGAAGAATGAGTTATGGGCGCCTGAAATGGACGAAACTACAGACGTGTATCTCGAATACATCAAGTCCATCATGTTAAGTTACAAGGTCGCGCCTGTGGTAGTCATCGAAAAGCGGGTTGACTTTAGCCAATATGTGCCGGAAGGATTTGGTACAGCTGACTGTATCATCTTGGCCGGTGATACGCTTCACATCATCGACTATAAGCACGGTAAAGGTGTTGTAGTTGATGCGGATCATAACCCGCAAATGATGTTATACGCCCTCGGTGCGATGCACGATTACAGTCTCTTGTATAAGTTCAGCCTTATTAAAATGGCTATTATACAGCCTCGGGTTAACAACATTTCAGAGTTTGAAATGTCTTCCGATGATCTCCGTAAATGGGGTGAGGAGGTAGTCGCACCAAAGGCTAAAGAGGCCTACGAAATGGAAGGCCACACATTTGAGGCTGGCGCCTGGTGTGGGTTCTGTAGGGCGAAGGCTCAATGTAGAACACGATGTGAGCATTTCGATGCTATGCACGTATTCACGAACCAAGACCCTCGTCTGATTAGCCTTGAAGAACTAGGTACATACCTGGAACATGGCAAAGACATCGAATCCTGGTACAAAGACATCAAGGAATACGCATTATCTGAATCCTTAGCCGGTGCAGAGGTGCCTGGTTGGAAAGCAGTAGAGGGCAGAGGCTCCAGAGCGTTCCAAGATGGCGATACTGCAATTCAAACCCTTATCAATGGCGGGGTAGATGAATCTATCCTCTATGAACGTAAGGTTCTTACCTTGGCTCAAATCGAAAAGGCTATCGGTAAGAAAGAATTTAATGAACTCGTAGGCGACCAGGTCGTTAAGAACCCTGGCAAACCTACGCTTGTAGTTGATACGGATAAGCGCCCACGTATCACTAACCAACCTAGTGCGGCGCAAGTGTTTAATACCAATGGAGGTAACTAATTATGGCATTCCAATGCAGACCAACAGAAGTTCTTTTACAAAATGTACGTCTTTCCTTTGTTCATTTACTTGAACCATACACTAATCCAAATAACTTCAGTGAAGCGAAGTACAGCGCTATGATCCTTGTACCTAAATCTGATACGGCACAAGTACAAGCTATCAATCAAGCTATTGAAGCAGCAATCGCTGATGCTCGTGTGAAACATGGCGCCAAAGTACCGGCTCAACCTAAAACACCAATTCACGATGGCGACGGCTACACGCCAGGCGGTAAAGAATACGGCCCTGAATGTAAAGGTCATTACGTGTTCAACGCGTCTCAATCCATGAAATTCAAGCCTGAAGTAGTCGACCTTCAAGGTCAACCCCTTACTGAGCCTGGCCAAGTATATTCTGGTATGTACGCCAATGTATTAGTTAACTTCTATTTCTACAATAATCAATCCTCCGGTATTTCTGCTGGCTTAGGCCCTGTACAAAAAGTACGTGATGGCGAACCTCTTGGCGGTGGCCAACCTGCATCCGCTGCATCCGTATTCGGTGCTCCGCAAGGTAGTGCAGCAAATGTATTTGGTGGCGCTGAAGCGGTGCAAGCTATTAACCCTGTAACTGGCCTTCCAATGTAATAGGTGGCCGTTATGGTCCATCTTAATATTGACATAGAGACGTTTTCGTCTAATGACATCGGCGCCGGGGTGTACAAATATGTCGAAGCGGAGGATTTCGAAATCCTCCTATTCGCATATGCGTATGACTTTGGCCAGGTTGAAGTTGTGGATCTAGCACAAGGTGAAACAATACCTGATGCGGTCATACAAGACCTCAAAAATCCGGACGTGATTAAGCACGCCTACAATGCACAGTTTGAAATTACTTGTTTGAACAAAGCCGGATATACAACTCCATTACGTCAATGGCACTGCACGATGATTCACGGTGCGTATTTAGGGTATCCTATGGGCCTTGCTAAGTTAGGCGTTGCCCTAGGGCTACCTCAAAATAAATTAAAGGATAAAGCCGGCAAGGCTTTAATCCGATATTTTAGCATTCCTTGTAATCCGACTAAATCTAACGGCGGTCAAACTCGTAACCTACCATACCATGAGCCTGAAAAGTGGCGAACCTACATCGAATACAATCGTCAAGACGTAGTCACTGAAATGGAATGCTACAAACGGCTCGCATCGTTCCCGGTTCCTGATGAAACATGGAACGATTGGTACATCGATATTGAAATCAATAATCGTGGTGTACTTATCGACCATGACCTCGTCATTGGTGCCCTTTGTATCGATGAAGAAAACACGAACATCCTTACCAAGGAAGCCCAGGAAATCACACGCCTGGCCAATCCTAATTCTACACAAGCGCTCCTCAATTGGATCAACACCAACACAGGGGCTAACCTTCCAAATCTAACAAAAGATACCGTTGATGGCGCTCTTAAGAGTGACATTAGCCGGGTGGCCAAACGTGTACTTGCCTTACGTAAGAAGTTGGCCAAGTCCTCGGTATCAAAGTACGTCAAGATGGAAGAGTCCTGGGGCTCTGATTATCGCCTTAGAGGCGTGCTACAGTTCTACGGGGCCAATCGTACTGGACGATGGGCCGGACGGCTCATACAGGTCCAAAACCTACCAAGAAACTACATCGAAACGCTTGATGTCGCACGTTCCCTCGTGACACATCGTAATCGTGTAGGGCTCGAACTTTTATATGGTGATGTAGCCGATACGCTCTCACAATTAATCCGTACGGCTATTATTGCACCAGAGGGTAAGACATTATGCGTGGCTGACTTCTCCGCTATTGAAGCACGGGTTATCGCCTGGCTAAGTGGTGAGCAGTGGCGTCAACAGGTATTCGCCCATGATGGTGATATCTACTGCGCCTCGGCATCCTCGATGTTTGGCGTTCCTGTAGTGAAACATGGTGAGAACGGTCACCTACGGCAAAAGGGTAAGGTCGCAGAATTAGCCCTTGGTTATCAAGGAGGCGTCAACGCATTAAAAGCTATGGGAGCCCTTGATATGGGGCTAGCAGAAGAGGAACTTCCGGATATTGTCCGATTATGGCGTGAGGCTTCACCTCGTATTCGTGATTTATGGTACCAGGTTGAAAACGCCGCGGTGTATACCGTGACAACTGGGAATCCTATGGGCCTTGACCACGGTATTATATTTCGTTTAGAAATTGATCCGATTTATGGTTATCGATACTTGACGATTGAGCTACCAAGCGGGCGGAAGCTATTCTACCCAGGGGCGTATATCAAGGAAAACCAATTCGGTAAGGACGCCGTCCATTTCAAGGCGCAATTCAACAACGCCTGGGTGGATGACAGCACGTATGGCGGAAAACTTGTCGAAAACATTACCCAAGCCGTAGCTCGAGACTGCCTGGCGGTAACGTTACGTCGATTGACGATAGCGGGATACCCAATCACCATGCACATCCACGATGAAGCGGTTATGGAAATCCCTTCCGAGGATAAGGAGAAAACCCTTGATAAGGTTAATGCTTTATTTGGGGCTCCGATTCCCTGGGCTGAAGGGTTACACCTCTCCGCCGCCGGATTTACCAGTGATTATTATATGAAGGATTAGAAAGGGCGATGGCCGTATGATTAATGACAAAAAACTAATAATTAGCGTAGGCCAAAGCCGCACGTCGAAACAATGGATTCAAACGGAGCTGATGTGGTCCGAGTTCATAGAACGACTTCGTACACCACAACGCACTACGGAAACAGTTGAGCAGTATCATCAACTGCCAAAGTCGGCACAGGCTAAACTGAAGGACATCGGCGGTTTCGTCGGTGGTAGCTTAATCGGTCTCCAACGTAAGGCGATTAACGTCACCGGTCGTGACCTTATCACCCTTGACCTCGACGCCATTGAGCCTGGCCAAACGGATAATGTAGTGCGTACAGTGGACAGTTTAGGTATGGCGTACGCCGTGTACAGTACACGTTCACACACGCCACACCGACCACGGCTACGGGTAGTCATTCCAACCGACCGCACCATGACCCCTGATGAGTACGAGCCTATCGCTCGTAAGGTGGCCAGTTTAATCGGTATCGGTATGATGGACTCGACGACGTTCGAAGCCTCGAGGCTCATGTACTGGCCAGGATGTTCTAGCGATGCACAATATGTGTTCCGATATGCGGATAAGCCATTCTTATCTGCTGATGGCATCCTAGCGGAGTACACCGATTGGCGGGACGTGGCGTCATGGCCACAGGTGCCAGGTTCAGAGACATCGGTTAGAGTGAAACAGCTTCTTACGAAGCAACAGGATCCGTTATCCAAGCATGGTATCGTAGGTGCCTTTTGTCGGCAATATGGCATCCGTGAGGCTATCGATACGTTCCTACCTAACGCGTACACATACGTTGACGGCTCCAACGACCGACTAACCTACGTCGAAGGCTCGACCATCGGTGGTGCGGTTATATATGACGACGATAAGTTCTTATACTCGCATCACAATACGGATCCATGCGGTGGCCAACTCGTGAACGCCTTTGACCTGGTTCGACTTCATAAGTTCCATGACCTCGACGAGACGGCCAAGGACGGCACACCACCACATAAGATGCCATCGTTCCTTGCGATGAGTAAACTTGCCTTTGAGGACTCAGAGGTGGCTATCAGTATCCAGCAAGAACGTGCGCGTGAGTCAGCTACGAACGTGTTCCAAGAATCGATAAGTAATTCTAATACTACCGATGTAACTGACCTTGACGCCAACGCTATGCTCGAGACTGAATGGATGAAGTCCGCCGGCCTCAAATACAACGATAATCAAGGGCTTAAGAAAACGCGTGATAACATTCTTAAACTATTAACGCATGACCCAGCCATCAAGGGTCGTATCGCATACGATAAGTTCGGTAGTCGATATATGGCTATGGGTGCCTTACCATGGGCCCTAACAGATCATGGTAAACGTATTTGGACTGACACCGATGATAGTGGTATCCAGTGGTATCTAGAAAACCGATTCGATATCACCGGTAAGGATAAAGTCCTTGATAGCGTGCTACTGATAGCGAAACAAAACTCTTTCAACCCAGTGACCGATTATTTAGACAGTCTCACCTGGGACGGTGTAGAACGATTAGATACGATCTTCATCGATTACTTGGGCGCAGAGGATAACGTGTATACCCGTGCAGTAGGTCGTAAGGCCTTCGTAGCTGCAGTAGCACGTGCCTACGAGCCAGGATGTAAATATGACACCATGCCGGTATTAGTTGGCGCCCAAGGAATAGGGAAATCATCTCTTATTCGATTAATGGGTAAGGATTGGTACGCTGATGGGCTTAATACCTTTGATGGTAAAGAAGCAGCTGAAAGTATCCAAAATAGTTGGTTAGTTGAAGGCAGTGAAATGGCCGGGTATTCTAAGGCGGAAGATAATGCATCGAAACAATTCTTATCACGCCAGGTCGACGTATTCCGTAAGGCGTATGGTCGCCGTACTGAAGAATATCCACGCCAATGTGTGTTCTTTGGTTCCACTAATCAACACGAGTTCTTAAAGGATATCACAGGCAACCGCAGATTCTGGCCGATACAACTTGGTTTAAAGAAACCAACGAAAAATGTATTTAAGAATTTACCAGGTGAAGTGGATCAGCTGTGGGCGGAAGCCAAAGCTAGATACCGCCAAGGTGAAAGCTTAATTATTGAGGATAATGAGGAAGTTCTACGCCTTGCAAATTTAGCACGTGAAAGCCATATGGAAGGAAATGCTAAAGCAGGTGTGGTAGCCGAGTTCTTGAAACAGAAAGTACCTGAGAATTGGCAGGCGCTATCGATTAGTGCTAGACGGATGCAATTATCCGCAACGCATGCGGTACCTGGCCAAGAATTAGTGCTAAGGGATCGTATATGCGCGGCTGAAATTTGGTGTGAATGTTTTAACAAGGAATTATCCTGGATGAAGAAAGCCGATAGCCGAGAAATTAATCAAATTTTAGATAACATACCATTCTTAATCCGGTATGACAAGGTTAGAAAATATGGTCCGTATGGTGACCAAAGAGGCTTTGAAATCATCCCAGGAATGATGTAAAAATGGGCGCAACATTCCGCAACAATCGTTGATTTTCTCAAAAAGAATGTTGCGACAAAAAAATAGAATGTTGCCCCAATGTTGCGGGAATGTTGCGGAGAATGTTGCGGTAACAAACCTAGTATTTATCTATGTTTATAGTACTTATATATATAAAACGCAACATTTATATATATATATAGTAAAAATATATAAATTTAAGTACGTTTAAGGGGTTATTAGGGGTTAAATAGGGTATATACACATATGTGTGTAAATCCATGTCGTTTTTGTTGCCCCTCTAAATGATAATCTCAAAATGGAGGTGTGAATATGCTTGAAAAACTTGTCGAACAGAAATTGGTTCGGGGTGTTAGAGAGTTGGGCGGTAAAGCTTATAAGTTTGTATCGCCTGGCAACGTCGGAGTGCCTGATCGGATTGTAATATGGCCGGACGGTACCGTTCAATTCGTGGAGCTTAAAACGACCCGAGGTCGATTAAGCCAACTACAGGATGTGCAGTGCAAAAAGCTATTGAGCCTACTGCAGACCGTTTACATCCTATACGGCCCTGAAGCCGTTAAGGACTACCTAACGAATGAAGGTGGTATTCATGGCGAGAGTTCCGTGTAAGAACTGTACCAGGTGTACACCTGGCTGTCATGGCATGTGTTCCGACTATAGCTTGTACAAATTACTTAGTAAGTACGAAAAAGCGAAGGAGCATGATAATACCGTCGTACAGTCATATATCATGACTAACGTTCGAAAGATTCGGCATAAGATGCAAAAGGCAAAATACGGATGCACAGTTAAAGATTAGGAGGGCTATAGTGAAATTTAATCCACACCCCTATCAAAAGTATTGTATCGATAGGGTAGTCAAACAAAATAAGCTAGGCCTATTCCTAGATATGGGCCTTGGTAAGACAATTATCACGTTATCTGCTATCTACCAGTTGAAATACAACTACTTCCAGATTAAGAAAGTGCTTATCATAGCGCCTAAGAAGGTGGCGGAAGCAACCTGGCAACGTGAAGCGGCCAAATGGGACGGCGTTGGTATTCTTAGAATCTCCACAGTTCTAGGTCCGTTAAAGAAACGCATACAAGCGCTAAATACACCGGCAGATATTTACATAATTAACCGCGAGAATGTCTCGTGGTTAGTTAGCTACTATAAGAACGCCTGGCCATTCGATATGGTGGTAGTCGATGAATCGAGTTCCTTTAAATCACATCGTGCCAAACGATTCAAGGACTTATCGAACATGTACAACCATATCAACCGAATGGTGCTGTTAACCGGCACACCCTCACCGAATGGGCTGATTGACCTATGGGCCCAGGTCTACTTATTAGACCGTGGCCAAACATTAGGTAAGACATACACCGCATTTAGGGAACATTACTTTGACCCGGACCAACGTGGCCGTGATGTGATCTACAGCTATAAGCCAAAGGCGAATACGGATGATGCGATTATGTCAGCCATAGCGCCATTATGTATCTCGATGAAGGCTAGCGATTACTTAGACCTACCACCGATTGTGTACGATACGGTGCCGGTAGTCTTAGATGCTAAGGCGAAGAAAGCCTATGAGAGCATGGAACGTGACGCTGTCCTTGAAGTATTTGGAGCGGATGAGGAAATCACCGCCATGAGTGCGGCTGCTTTATCCAACAAGCTCCAACAGTTGGCCAACGGTGCTGTGTATGATGATGAACGGAATGTCCATGAAATCCATGATTGCAAGATAGAAGCCTTCATGGAGCTTATTGAACAGCTACACGGTAAGCCGGCGCTAGTGTTCTATAACTTCAAGCATGACTGCGCCAGGTTGAAGGAAGCCCTTGCAAAAACGGATCTGCGTGTACGTGAGTTAAAAGGTGCCGATGAAGAGTTCGATTGGAACGCCGGCAAGATTGACATACTGCTAGCACATCCCGCATCAACTGCCTATGGTCTTAACTTACAAGACGGCGGTAATCATGTAATATGGTTTGGGCTTAATTGGAGCCTTGAATTATACCAACAAGCGAACAAGCGTTTGCATCGTCAAGGCCAAAATGAAAAGGTAATCATCCATCACCTTATATCCGTAGGCACACGGGACGAGGATATGATGGAAGCCCTTGAGAAGAAAGACGAAGCACAAGAATATGTCCTTCAATCATTGAAGGCTAGGATTGATAAATATGTGAAAGGATAACACTATGAAGAAACTATTAGCGTATGTGCAGGGAAACACGAACCCTGTCGGAATATATGGACCTGTAGGTTGGCTAGTTATGCCTATATCAGATTCGTGTGTAAATGTGGTAGGTCTTATACATGATGGCGCTAGAATGTCTGCGACGACTTGGCGTCAAGTATACTCCACGATATCGAAAGAATTGGCTAAAACCCCGTGGCAACCGGTTTATATCAATCCATTTAAGATTGATGGAGACAAAGAGGTACGAATGGTTAACTTTGACAAGTGCATACAAGGAGAATTTCACGTGACTGATTTCATGGTTATGGATGAACGCGAATACTATTTACGATGTGCTAAGAAGGAATGGTAACAACTATGAGCAGAATATGTAAGACTTGTGGAAGCCTATTCAAGGCTACCGGTAACGAACAAGAGTGCCCTACTTGTAAAGAAGGGTTCAACGATATCATGAGTATCATTAAAGGCAAAGACAGAACGGAGACAGTAAAAGACAGTAAAAAGACAGAAGCACCACCTGCTACACAAGAGACATCACCTAAGATGACTACCTGTAAGGTGTGTGGTAAGGAGTTCGAGCAAACTGGCAAAGGTCGACCTGCTGTCAACTGCCCAGAATGTCGAGAAGCTTTGAAACATGAATACAAGGCGAAACCTAAAGCTAAGCCAACAGTATCCGTAGCGACGGAAGAAGAGAAGGATAAGCAGTACGGTAAGATTGAGACTGAGCCGGAAGTAACAGAAACACCTACAATAGATGTACCTATTGTTGATGGTACGCATAATGAGACGATGAACGATGCGGTGCATCATCCACAGCATTACACCTTGCCAGGTCTAACCGTTGAGAGCGTTGATGTCATTCGTGCTGTATTGACGCCAGAAGAGTTCAAAGGATGGTGTAAGGGTAACGCATTAAAATATTCCCTTCGAGCAGGTCGTAAGGATCCGGCGAAAGAAGTTCAGGACTTAGCGAAGGCAGGCGTGTTCTTAAGTTGGATTACTGGGGAGTAGCCTATGCATACCAGTGCTAGTTTCGAAAAACTGCTACACGACCACGGGCATTACCTGGATGACTTATACATCGTCACTGTTCGATATGTTAACTACTTGGAGGAACAGTACGAGATGGCATATGTACGAAGTGAAGAGGTCATTCGTGAATACAAGGAAGCCGGTAATGACCAGTTTGACGATAAGACATATTCCTATCCTTGGTATCATGACGAGCGTTGGGATGAAGCTACCGATACATTGGAAGCGATAGAGGATGAAGTCGATGAGCTATACAAGATTGTAGAAGGGATGGATTACATATGACACAGGATAGTATTGATAGGATGTGAACGTATGGGTAAACGTACGAGTAAGGGAGCACATCCTGGAATAAGTAAACTGCAAAGGCTGATGGATAGCCATAGAAGACTAACCGACGTCGAGGCACATCTGCAACGACTGGAGCAAGAAGCGCGAAGTGAGTACCCTATCACCGAAGAGCAACAGCTAAATCTTAAGACGGCATATCGTGATTTACTTGAAGAGTCAAGGCGACTATCAAGGGAACGATATGAGCTATGGGCTATCATCCATCAAGTGCCGAGCGATTGTGAGCGTACATTCCTTGAATATCGCTACTACTTTGGCCTTGGCATGAGGGACGTCATTGAGGCGATGCAATATAGCGAGCCACAGGTCTACCGCATACGTAAGATGGCTGTCAAGTCTTTTTGCAAACTTTTTGAAAATTTCTAAAACATGATATGAAATGATAGTTGCACTTTGTGTTACCTTATGGGTGTGGATACGGAAACGAGCGCCGTGTCCACGCAATGTAGGGTAGTTCATAGTGATACCTTTCATGTACTTACACTTCTCTCCTGGGCAGTAGCCCAAACATGAGGCGAAGCATTGAGGACTACGAACAACCACGTAGTCCTTTTTGTTAGCTTTAACAAGAAAAGAAATACCCTAAATTGATTTAAAATAATTTTTAAAATTTTTGAAACAAAAAGGTACTTCCTCGACGGAAAATCGCCGGTGGTCGCCTCCGCGCGATGTTTGTCCGCATGTGAAAAATTTTTTCAAGTAGAAAGTACCCTACCAATAGGCACTTACGGAAGGAGGTCCAAAAATGGCCACGGAAAGACCCAAAGTCAAGTTCGATGACAATGGCGAGATCATTGTCACCACAAAAGTGCTATGCCAAATTCTGGACCTCGGTCCGGAAATGATATCACGCCACAATCGTGCAGGTATGCCGAAGGTGGCAACGGGTTGGTGGAACGTACGTGAAGTTCTTGTATGGCTTGGCATGTCAAAGGATAAGGACGGAACGAAATCCGCTGCTCAAAGAAAACTCGAAGCCGAGGCGGACTACAAGGAAGCCAAAGCGAAACGCGAAAAGCGAATGAACGAAGTTCTTGAAGGCCAGTATATTGCGGTCGAGGATGTAACTCGGGAATGGACTGGACGCGTTAATGAATTGAAATCATCCCTTGGACTGTTACCCAAAGCGGTTAGCAAAGAATTTCCAGATGCAGAAACAAGGGTGATTGTAGAGAGGACGGTGAATGAGTGTGTCAACGAGTACCTCGAAAGCTACGCGCGCGACGGCGTCTACACGAAAGCGAAGAAAAGTTAATTCCAAAAATTCAAGGAATCCGAATAAACAATGTCATTACAATTCATCACACGATTCTAGTCCTTCGTTTACGTGGACAGCCCAAGAGCTCGAAGCCTTCAAGCCTCCGGAGCGGTACACCGTTTCCACATGGGCCGATAAGTTCAGAGTACTCCCAAGCACTAGTGCAGAACCCGGACCATGGCACACGCACCGCACTCCATATTTAAGAGAGCCTATGGATATGCTCAA